TTTTTATGGCAACAGCAAGAGCAATCGACAAACTAAAAGCAGCCTTTAGTGTCGAAGAACGTAGTAGCTACTCTATTTTTAAGGGAGAAGAACTAATTTTAAAAATCTTTTGGTCGCCTCTTACAATAGCTGATAGAGACTCCATAAACAGTACATTAATAGCCATGAACAAAGGTCAAGAGGAAGGAAGTCTTGACTTCGCACTACAAGTTATTGTTACAAAAGCAGAAGATGAGTCAGGTGCAAAAATGTTTACATCGGGAGATTTACCATCTTTAAGAAGAGAAATACCTTTATCAGTTTTACTAGACATAATGGCTAAGATGCAAAGTATGGGCGAGGAGGTTAGCCCCGATGCCGTAAAAAGCTAAATTAAAGCAAGATAATTTAATTTATTTACAATTTTTTATAGCGGAACAACTAGGTTACACGCATAGAGAAATAAGAGAAAAAATGTCTATGGAAGAACTATATGCGTGGGCTGCTTACTTCCAATTAAAAGGTGAACGGGAAGAAGAGGCTATGGAAAAAGCAAAAAGACAAGCCCAAGTTCGTAAAGTACGCTAAACTTTTAATATCCGTGTATTCTGAAAAGTTTAGTGGCCTCCGAGTATAGCGTAAATATAAAACTAAATACTCAGCAAGTTAAGAACGACTTAAAAACAATAGGCGATGGAATAAATAATCTCGGTAAAAAACAAGCAAAAGGATCTAAAGCAGCTTTAACAGACGCAGAGAAACAATTAAGACTAGAAAATACTTCCCTTGCACTTAAAAATAGAGGTTTAGGGTTATCACTTAAAGCTCTTCCTCTTCAGTTAAAGGGTATTAAGTTAGATGAAGCTGCTCTGAAAATACAACAAGCTGCTACCGAGGCCGAAAAATTTGAGTTTGATCTAGCTAAAAATTCTCTACTTTTAGCAGACAAAGAAATAAAAAAAGCACAAATACTTTTAAAAGTTAATAAAGACACAACTAAAACAGTAGCTACAAGAGTTAAATTACAAAAATTAGGTCCAACTTCTCCTCTACCAGGTTTAGGAAGTGGTGCTCCTTTAGGTCTAAGGGGTGTTGAAGCATTTCCTGTAAAAAACCCAGGGGCTATGCACGGCATGGCTTTCCCTCCAAAACTGAGAGGACCAACATCTCCTATCGGAGGATCGCTTACACTACCTGGATCTCCTGCATTTTTAAGAAATCAGGCTAGATCAGGTTTAAGGGGATTTGATTTTCAAAGTGCTTTGATAAGTGGTGGTTTTCCTCTCTTATTTGGTCAAGGACCAGTAGGTGCTCTTGCTGGTGGTTTAGGCGGTGGTATTGGTGGAATGTTTGGGCAAATGGGTGGATTTGCAGGCGGTATCGTAGCCACAGCAGCAGTTCAATCAATAAGTAATTTTACAAAAGCAATAGGAGAGCTTGGTACTGTTTTATCTAGGCCTACTGAGAATATAGGATCTTTAGTCGAAAAATTAGGTCTGGCTAATGATCCAGCAGGAAGGTTAGCGTTAAGATTAGAAAAATTAGGTTTAACTTCATCTGCATCTGCTTTATTAATGGAGAAGTTTACTGAACAAACAGGTAAAAGTCCTGACGTTCTTAAAAATGCTGCTCAAGAAATAAACGAAATGAATAAATCATTAGCTACTTTTGGTCTAAAACTTCAACTACTTGGAGCAGAAGTAATAACTCCCATAGTTGATGCTTTAAACAAAATACCTTTCGGAGCGATAGGCAATAAAATCAAACCCATAGCCAATCTTCTTATGTTTGGACAGTTTGAAGATCCCTCTGAAACTATAAATAAAATGAAAGGAATATCTAATATTCCAGCAAGTGAAGGTAATGCAATAATCGGTGGAGTGCCACTTAATCCTGATTTCGGTAAAACTCCAGCACAAATTGGCAAAACTTCGGCTTTAGAAGCCTTGGCTAGTCAAACTGAATTTACTAGAAATATATTACCCTTACAGCAGTCATTGGAGTTAGAAAAACAGCGATTTACCTTAAACTCACAGCAGTTATCCGTAAAAAGAGAAGCAAACAAATTAGACTTAAAAAGTAAAGAATTAGAATTATTAAAAAGTCAAGCAGCAATAAAAACAAACCAAGATTTAGACCTAAAAATTGAAAAACTTACAGCAGAAGTAGATTTACAAAGACAGATTTTTGAAAACGCACAAATTCTTGCCGATCCAATAAAAGCTCAAACAATTCAATTAGATCAACAGATGGCAGTTTTACTGGATCGTGGATCTCAAATTGTTGCACTATCTCAAACAATATCTAGTTCTTTTGAGCAATCATTTAAAGGAATAATAAATGGAACTATGAGTGTTCAAGACGGATTTAGAAATATGCTCAACTCTATTGCTAATCATTTTTTAAATACTGCTGCAAAAATGATGGCTAATCAGATGCAGAGAAGTTTACTAGGATTCTTAGGTAAAAGTTTATTTGGAGGGCTTTTTGGTGGTGGTGGAGATGTTTTTGCAGGTTTCAATGCAGGACCGACAGATCCGAATACACTCACTATGGCTAATTTTGCTAATGGGGGTAGACCACGAGTAGGCAAAACTGCAATAGTCGGAGAAAGAGGGCCAGAATTATTTACTCCAGGGGTTACAGGAACAGTCACACCAAATCATGCACTCGGAGGATCTACAACTGTAGTTGTAAATGTAGATGCTTCTGGATCTAATGTAGAGGGTGACGAACAACAGGGAAGACAATTAGGATTAGCATTGTCAGCAGCGATAGAATCTGAATTAATTAAACAAAAAAGACCTGGAGGTTTACTTGCATAATGGCTACTTTCCCATCAATCACACCAACATACGGCCAACAAAAAAGATCTGCACCACTAACTAGAACAATTCGTTTTGCTGATGGATTCGAGCAAAGAATATTATTTGGTCTTGCTTCACATCAAAATCCAAAAGTTTATAGTTTTACTTTTGAAGTATCTGAAACGGAAGCAGATACTATTGAAGCGTTTTTAGACAGTAGAGCAAATGATAATGCTAGTTTTACATTTACACCGCCAGGTGAAGGTTTTACAAAATCAGGAACCTTTTCGCAAACTTTAACTACTGTAACTGTAACTGCTGCTTCGCATGGGGTTGCTGTTGGTGATGTTCTAAACATGACTACTTCAGGCGGAACTGGTGATTTCACAGTGCAATCAGTAGTTAGCTCAGATGTCTTTACTGTTACTTCTGCTACGAGCCAATCTCTTACTGGAAGTATTTCGTTTACATTGTCGGGTGCGAAGAAATTTGTTTGTGAAAATTGGTCAAAATCTATTCCCTACAAAAATCGAGCAACAATCAAAACTACATTTAGGCAGGTATTTGAAGCATGAGTACAGATAAAATTGTAAGCGACTTACAAAAAGTAAATCCTTCAGCAATTATTGAATTATTTACTTTAACTTTGGATAACAGTTTACATGGAGCAACAACTGTCTACAGATTTCATGCAGGAACAAGTTTGAAAGACAATGGTGAAATCGTATGGGCTGGTAATTCTTATACAAGATTTCCTGTAAAAGCCGAAGGATTTGAATATGGTAAGGGACAGTTACCACGCCCAAAACTCACATTTAGTAATGCTTTAGGTACGATTTCTGCAATACTTCTTATTGTTAATGCAAATATGACTGGAAATGATTTAACCGGGGCAGTGGTGCGTAGAATTAGAACAAAAGCTAAGTTTTTAGATGCTGTAAATTTTCCTAGCAATATTAACCCATATGGAACTCCAGATCCGACAGCAGAGTACAAGCAGGAAATATATCAAATTGATAGAAAAGCAGTTGAAAATAGAGAAGTTGTCACATTTGAATTAGCTGCGAGTTTTGATATGGCTGGAGTACGAGCACCTAAACGTCAATGTACCCGTAAAGAGTTTCCATCTATAGGATTGGTAATGGCATGAGTTGGAGAGATGATGCTTTACTTCATGCAAAAGAACAAGATCCAAAAGAGTCTTGTGGTTTATTGTTAAATATTCGTGGTAAAGAAAAGTATTATCCCTGCGAAAATTTAGCTATAACCTCTAATCAATGCTTTATTTTAAATCCTGAAGATTATGTAAAGGCAGATAATTTAGGTGAAATTATTGCAGTAGTTCACTCTCATCCATTAACACCACCTATAGCATCTGAAGCGGACAGAATTAGCTGTGAACAATCTAATCTGCCTTGGCATATTGTTAACCCAAAAACAGAAATGTGGGGTGAGTATAGACCTGTAGGATACAAGCCTAATATTCTTGGAAGACCGTGGGTATGGGGCGTTACAGATTGCTGGTCACTTTTTAGAGATTATTATAAAGAAAAATACAATATTATTTTGAAAGATTACAAACGACCTCTTACGCCTGAAGAGTTTTTAAAGAAACCACTTTTTGAAAAATATGCAAAAGAAACAGGTTTTTATGAATTAAAAGCAGACGAGCCATTAAAAGATGGCGATGCTTTGCTAATGTCAATCGGTGCTGTAGGTTTAAATCATGTAGCGATTTTTATAAAAGGGGATGTTTTACATCATTTAGCAGATAGACTATCTTGTAGAGAGCCTTACAACCCTTGGTTGTTAAAATGCACAGGAATGAGGTTACGCTATGCTTCGTAAAATTAAATTATATGGAGAATTGGCAAAAGAAATCGGCCATAAAGAATTTGAAGACATAAATGTTAGTAATGTAGCTCAAGCCGTTAGTTTTCTTATACATAATTTTCCAAAAATAGAAGCACATATGGCAACAAGATACTACAAAGTAATTGTTAATGAAGAAGAGATAGGAGAAGATGAGCTTTTCGATCCAGTTGGTAAGTCCGATATTTCTTTCGTGCCAGTTATTGAAGGTTCAGGCGGATTAGGAAAAACATTATTTGGTTTTACAATGATTGGACTTGCTTTTATGACGGGAGGTTCAACTTTAGCACTCGGTTTAGGTGGATTTACAGGTGGTGTCGGAATAAGTGCTTTAGTTGGAAACATCGGATTAGGTTTAACTCTTATGGGTGTAAGTGAAATGCTATTCCCAGTGCCAAAACCTCCTGAATTTACTTCAGAAGAAGATCCTAGAATTTCTTTTATGTTTTCAGGCATACAACAAACAAGTAGAGCAGGTACACCAGTGCCAATAGTGTACGGTGAAATATTCACTGGATCTGTTGTTATTTCAGGCGGCATTGATACAGAACAGATACAGGCATGACTGAAGATAATAAAATTATTCGTGGTTCGGGAGGTGGAGGACAACCGCAACAACCGCCCCCACCGACAAAAGAGCCTGATACTTTAAATTCAAAGCAGTTTGCAAGTTTTTTAGACCTTATTTCTGAAGGAGAGATAGAGGGCAGTGCGACTGCATCAAAAGAAGGTATTACAGACAAAACATCGCTTGCTTATATTCATGCGTATCTCAAAGACACCTTTTTAAACGATACTCCTGTTTTAAAAGCAAACGCAAGTTCAACTGCACCGCAGCCTACAGACTTTAATTATCAAAACGTATCTTTTGTTCCAAGATTGGGTACTGCAAACCAAACAAAAATAAATGGAATTGAAAGTAGTTCATCAATAACACCTGTAGGTGTAACAGTAACAAAAGCATCGCCAGTCATAAGACAAATACAAGACGACACAGTGGATAGAGTTAAAGTAACTATTACTTTTCCTCAATTACAGAAAGTAACAGACACAGGTGATTTATTAGGTTCAAGCGTTCAATTAAGAATATCGACTCAATTTAATGGTGGTGGTTTTGGAATAATTATTGACGATACAATTACAGGTCGTACTCCTGATGCTTATCAAAAAGATTATTCGATAACACTAAATGATACTTTTACTACTGCGGACATAAAAGTTGAACGAGTCACAGATGACGCAACTGACGCTTCTATTATTGATAAATTTCAATGGACAAGTTTTGCAGAGATAATTGACGATGCTAATACATATCCAAACTCAGCATATAATTATTTAAGATTAGATTCTCAACAGTTTAGTGCGATACCTCGTAGAAAATATCGAATTAGAGGAGTAAAAGTAAGAATACCGGGTGCAGGTGCAAGTGGCTCTGGAACGCCATCAGTCGATGCTGCTGGAAGAATTGTATATCCTGATAATTATATTTTTAATAATGTAATGGGTGCTGCTGTTTGGTGTTCATGCCCTGCAATGATACTTCTTGATCTTTTGACTACAGAGAGATACGGATTTGGTACGCATATAACTGATGCTGATCTAGATTTATTTTCATTTGTAGCAGCATCAAAATTTGCAAATACTCTTGTTGATGATGGTTTTGGTGGACTTGAAGCAAGATTCTCTTGCAATGTAAACATACAAGCGTCTAGCGAAGCATTTAACCTTATAAATGAATTGGCAGGTGTTATGCGTTGTATGCCGATTTGGTCAACGGGAAGTATACTATTAGCTCAAGACTCGCCAAAAGATCCAACATTTCTTTTTTCATTGGCTAATGTAACCAGTGAAGGTTTTACTTATTCGGGTTCTAGTTTAAAACAAAGACATTCAATCATTTCTGTCTCATATTTTAATATGGATACGCAAGAGATAGATTTTGAGGTTTTTGAAAATACCGATTTAAAAAATAAAATAGGAAGTGTTGTAAAAAAAGTAAAAGGATTTGGTTGTACAAGTCGTGGACAGGCTCTTAGACTGGCAAAGGCTATTGCATTTGCTGAAGCGAATGAAAGTGAAGTTTGTACATTTACCACTTCAATCGAAGGAGGTTTATTAGTTCGCCCAGGTTCTGTTATAGAAATAAGTGATCCCGTTCGTGCTGGTGTAAGGAGATCAGGCAGATTAAAGGCAGTTGCTTCGGCAGCGTCAATGACTATTGATGATGTTGAAAATACAGATACGCCTACAATTAACAGTCCGACATTATCAGTAATATTGCCCGATGGTTCGGTAGAAAGTAGAAGTATTTCAGCTATAAATCAAGATAGTGGAGTAGTAACTCTAAGTTCAGCTTTTTCTCAGACACCGAATGTAAATACTATTTATCTTATACAAAATACAATAGTTCAAGCTCAAAAATTTAGAGTAATTACAGTAGAAGAAAAAGACGAAGTTAATTACACGATAAGTGCGTTATCTTACGTAGCTGGTAAATATCCTTTTATTGAAGATGGTGAGTCATTGCCTAATATTGCTATCTCAGTTTTAAATCAACCACAACAACCACCTGAAAATTTATCAGCAGTAGAAAAAATTGTACCTATTAACAATCAGGCAGTTTCAAAGATTATTGTAAGTTGGAAACCAAGCCCTAATGCCACAGAGTATCAGTTTAATTATAGATATAACAATGGTAATTTTATTACTCAGAAAGTATCCAGCCCCGATTTTGAAATATTTAACAGTCAATTAGGTGTTTATGAATTTAAAGTATTTACATACAATATTTCGGGGGTAGCATCTTCAACATCAACAGGGATAACTTTTAACGCTGTTGGAAAAACCGCATTACCACAAGATCCAACAGGCTTAACAGTCGAACCAATATCAGATCAATTTATTCGTTTACGTTTTAACCCTGCTACAGATATTGACGTAACTCATGGTGGTGCAATTCAATGCAGACATACTCCAAATACAGGTATAACTGCTACTTTTTCAAATTCAATAGATATTGTTCCAAAATTATCTGGAAATGTCAGTGAGATAATAGTCCCTGCATTATCGGGTACTTACAGTATTAAATTTATTGACGATGGCGGTAGAAAGTCAGCAAATGCAGCAAAAGTCATAACTACTCAACCACAATCATTTCCAGCCCAAGTCGTATTACAAGAAAGAGAAGATTTAGATTCACCCCCTTTTCAAGGAGAAAAAGATCATACGTTTTATGATTCAGATTTTGATGGTCTTTTATTAGATGGAACACTATTGATTGATAACGTAGGATTGATAGATAATTTAGCCAATATTGATTTTGCAGGTCCAATAAGTAAAGAGGGAAGCTATGAATTTCAAAATGAAATTGAAATGGGTGGGATATTTAATTTATCTTTAGTAAGAACATTTGTAACTGTTGGTTTATTACCAAATGATTTAATTGATTCAAGAACTGAATTTATAGATACTTGGACAGATTTCGATGGAACTTTAGCTGAAGATGTAAATGCAAATATTTTAGTTGCAACTACCAACTTAGCGACAAATACATCAACTGCTGCGACATACGGACAAAGTGGTACTACCATTACAATCACAAAGGCAAATCATGGTTATCAAACTGGTGAGCAAGTTGTAATTGATTTTACTGCTGGAAGTGCAGTAGACGGTAATTATGTTATCCAAAGTGTTCCAAGTTCAAGTACATTTACTGTGACATCATCTACAAGTGCAACGATTTCGGCTGGAACTTCTTGTACTTATGGACCGAATTTCACACAATTTAATACATTTGTAAATGGTGAATACATCGGTAGAGGTTTCAAATTTAAAGTTGTACTAACCTCTGATGATGAAGCACAAAATATACTTGTAAACCAATTAGGTTATCAAGCAAGTTTAAAGTCACGCACAGAAACAATCAATTCCTCAATTTCTAGTCAGTGTCAAACAAATAATTCGGCAAAAACAGTAACCTTTACTTCACCATTCTTTACAGGAACAGGTTCTCTAGGTGGATCGACAACAGCCTTTATCCCGACTATAGGAATTACACTTGAAGGGGCTGTTTCAGGAGACTATTTTACGATTCCATCAATATCAGGTACAGGGTTTACAATCGAAACAAGAGATGTAAATAATAATTTTAAAAATTTAAATTTTAAATATACTGCAATCGGTTTTGGTAAAGGTCAGTAAATTGGTCTATATTTAAATTATCAACTATCATATACTTATACAAAACAAGGATTAAGTAATGGCAACACATGATTATGTTATAGCCAACCAATCAGGGGCTGCTTTTCGTACAGACTTAAATAATGCTTTAGCTGCGATAGCAACAAATAATTCAAATTCATCTGCCCCAGGTGCTACTTTTGCAAGTCAATATTTTGCTAATACAACTACAGGTGTGATGCAGTTAAGAAATACAAGTGATAATGGTTACGTTGATTTGTTTACTTTAGCAGGTGCACCAGCATTTACAAATAACGGAGTTATTGCTGGAAAACTTATTGGAGGTGGTACTAATAGTGTTTCAGGAAATCTAGCTTTAGGTGCAGCAGCTTTAGATGGCAGTGTTTCGGGCGGAGGAAATACTGCACTTGGGGATAACTGTTTAACAAATTTAACCACAGGATCTTTTAATACGGCTGTAGGTACATCAGCCATGACTTCTTTAACAACAGGTGCTGGTAATCATTTTGTAGGTTCTTCTGCTGGTGATGCAATCACATCAGGGCAAAATAATGTTGGTATTGGGAGTAACTCAGCAGGGTCAGTGACGACAGCAAATAATACTACAGCTTTAGGTTCTGGTGCTCTTTCACTTACAACAGCAAATGATAATGTTGCGGTAGGTGCTTTTTCTGCTGATGCGGTAACTTCAGCAACAGGTATAACCGCAGTAGGAACAAGTGCTTTAGGCAACCAAACCACAGGTCAATTTTGTACAGCAGTTGGAATTAATGCGTTATTGACTTCTACTACTGGAACTTTAAATACGGCAATCGGAGTAAATGCTGGTTACTCAACTACAACTGCGATACAAAACACATTTTGTGGAAACTCTGCTGGGTTTGCAATGACAACAGGTAGTTACAATACAGGAATTGGAAGCCTTGCTTTAGATGCAGCAACCGATGGTAATTTTACAACAGCAGTTGGATATGCTGCTCTTAGCACGCAGACTACGGGAGGGAACAACACCGCAGTAGGGTCAAGTTCTTTGGCAAATTTAAATACAGGAACAAGCAATACTGCCATGGGAATTAATGCAGGGCTTGATATGACAAGTGCACATTCTAATGTTGCCATAGGTGCATTTTCACTAGAAAACGTTACGACTGGTTCAGGAAACACAGCAGTTGGAACTTCTGCTCTTTTTCATAATACTGGTTCTGGAAATTCAGCATTCGGACAAAACGCAGGTCATGGCATCACCACTGGAGAGTCAAATACAGCAATCGGTTTCTACTGTTTTGATGTTATAACTACAGGATATTCGAATACTGGAGTAGGAAGGGAAGCTGGCGGTGCAACAACTACCGGTACTCAGAATACAGCGATAGGGGCACTTGCATTGCTTCATAATGTAACTGGCATAAACAATGTTGCTGTAGGTGTTCGGGCTTTGGAGGATAGTTTAGGAGATCAAAATACTGCTGTGGGTGAATTTTCTGGTGCAAACGTGACCACTGGATCGAGGAATGTTTTTGTTGGAGCTAATAATGGTGCAGCTATTACAACAGGTAACGATAATGTATTTATTGGAACAAACATTGCACCAGTAAACACAAGTAATTTTGTCGGAATATTTAATGGTTCTGTTAATGCGACTTTTACTGGTGCTGCAACTGGTTGGACTTTTGTTTCAGATCAAAGAGATAAAACAAATATTCAAGATTTACCTTTTGGTTTGAGCTTTATAAATAAATTAAAACCAAGAAAGTTTACATGGAATTTTAGAGATAGCGAAAGAATACCAGAAGCAGCAAAATCAAACGCAGATTTATTAAACAGTTCTGGTTTTATTGCTCAAGAAGTATTAGAAGTATTAAAAGCTGAAGGAGCAGAATATACAGGAATTGTAGATGAAACAGATCCAGATAACTTAACTTTGGGTAGGGATGCAATGATACCTATGATTGTAAATGCGATACAAGAGTTATCCGTAAAAGTCACAGCCCTCGAAGCAGGGTAAAATACCACTAAACACTTCAAAAATACAATGGAAGAACTAACAGCAGATGAAATCGCAGCAATTTTTAAAGCTGCTGGTGATAGCGTAAATATTATAAATTTACACGCTAATTACACAGCATATAAGTCAAGTGGTGTTAAAGGTTATGTCCAAACTGAAGCTGAGTGGAAAGATTGGATAAAATCCAATGTTACACATCTTGAACTTATTAAAGATTATAAAAAACTTGATAAGGAGACATCTATCTGGACAACCGAATCATTCACAGATATAGATGCTGCTATAACTAAAGGTAAAGCTATTTACGAATAAACTATGAATCTTCAGGAAAGACTACAGCAACTTGCACAACAAAGAGAACAGTTAGCAATAGCTATACATGAAGTTAATGGAGCGATGAAGATACTGGAGGAGCAGATTTTGGAGACTCAAGAGACATCCGAATCAAACCAGCCATCAGATAAAGAGGCATTAACGAAACAATCAAAAACAGAGTCATCAACGTAAGTGGCACTGTTAATTTTATTAAAATCTCTCGTAACATAAAAATGTTCCAGAAAATAGCTAATGTTTTATCAATTATCTCATTTTTAATGGTGAGTTCAATGTCTGTTGGTGCTTTTCTTGCTATTCGTTACATGAAGTCACCCGAATTTGAAAGAACACTTAAAAATAAAATTATGGGTGATTTGAAAGAAAAAATGGTTGAAGAAATACCAAATCAATTACCAAAATTTAGTGGTCCATCTATACCGTTATGAATTGTTGGCATTGTAAAACAGAACTTATCTGGGGCGGTGATGCAGACATAGAAGAGGATTTTCAGCCTATAATGTATCAAGAGTACTCAATGATTACAAATCTTAGTTGTCCCAAATGCGACTCATATGTAGAAGTGTATAAGCGAAGAGATGCCTACGACTAATGATCTTTGGGTTTTTCAGAAAATTAGTAAAATACTATATAGATAAATTAATACACTGGTTGCGTATGCAAAAGTTCAATTTAGAACTGGACAATGAAATAAACAAATACCACAAAAAATTAGATAAAAAAGTAAAAGAGCCAAAAATTATAGAGATGGGTAAATTTGGTGAAGATAATTGGTCTATTTCCATAGGAGATATAAAAGATGGAGATACCTGATATATCTATACCAAAAATAGATATACCAACAATAAACATACCAATCAGCCCTCCGTATCAAGTTTTAAATGTACCACCGCCATCTTTAAAATTACCTGGATGTGTAAGGTATCACAGAGATGCTAGTCCCAAAAATACTGCCTTATATGATGACGATCCAAGGGGCACAACTATTTCATGTCCTTATGGTTCGATGCCTACATTTCAGCCATTGTTGTATGACAGAAGAAAAATAACAATTACTGAAGGTAAAAAAGAAGATAAAAAAGTAAATAATGATGAACAACCTAAATATGAACAAAAAGAGCCAAAACTACCTAAGAAGAAAGAAGAAGAGTTTTTTATAAAATGTCCAGGTGACAAAGATCAAAGAGTAGGAGATTTTCGTAACGATAAAAAACTGGAACGTGTTGTCGGACATAAACTGTCTGATAATAAGAAGGAGTGTATAACGCTGTATGAAGACACGAAGTTCATCGACCAGTATCTTCCTTCAGCCAAAGATGCTGCTACTGCTGCTGGCATTGCTTTGGTCGCTGCTACTACTCCGATTTTGGTTAATGCTGTCAAACCTTTAGTAAAACAATTAATAAAAAAGCTGACAAAGAAGAAAGATAAAGTAGAATAGTTATCCGTAGATAAGTTTAATACCCGTAACTTGTCTACTTAAATTCATGTTTATGCGGTAATACCTGACCTTTCTTTTCTACAATCTCTATATCTTTACATAAATTATAGTAAGGACTGTCTTTTGTAAATTGGATCCCAGCAATTTTCTTCTCTCCGCAATGACGTAATCTGGCCATATGCCAGTCAAGTTCTAAGTTCTTAAGCTTTTGTTTGTTTATATCATTTTGTACTTGGGCTGCCTCCTTACACTGTTTTGTATATTGTCTATCCAATGGAATACTAAAATTTAATGTAATTCCTGTTCCAAGTGCGTAGCTATCTTTGTTTGTACCAGAATAATTTTGCTGATAATAAAGTATATCACCTGGATTATCTGGCGTTCCATCTCCTATAGCGTTACCATCATCATCAAAATCGCCAATAATATCTGTTTGATCGTAAACAGGCGTATAGTAAAAATCACGATAAGGTTTACGATAATTTGAATTAAATGTAGTAAATGGAGTGATAGTCATCATTGCTCCCTGACAAACAACACCTCCACCATATTGATTTGTATGAAACCCACTATTATTCACATTCCAGTTTTGGTTCGTTACACTGCCACTATTTGATTGGCTAACAGAATTAGCTAAAACTCCTGTTGGTAAAAGGGCTATTGAAAGACAGAGGTAGTAGTAACTACGGATTCCGTTTCTATTGTTCGATTTATTGTAGTTACATTTTGCAATCCTGGACCTGAATATGTTTCTGTAAATTGAAAGGCATCTCCCGATGTAGGATTTGTAAGAGTCCAGTTTGGTTTTGTTGTCATATCTGCTCCTGTCCATGTATAACTTTGCCCTCCTACTGTTCCTGTGACTTGAGTTGCATCGGGTGACATATTTCCTCCATCATGTTTGATGCCAGTTCCTGTAACCGTATATTCATAACCAGTTTTATAGTCTTTACTGGTGATAGATTCTGTAATTGTGCTCTGCGTATTTGTTGTACTGGACATCGTGCCAGTTGTAAAATTTGGAACAATATTTGCGTTAGCTGGTAAGGCATATATAAAAAACAGTAATAAAAGCTTCCGCATAGCTCATTAGTCTACTGTGACGGAGGTTACATATTGTCCTGTTGCAGTTGTACCTGAACCGCCTGCTGTTACTTGTACAACGTGATTATCAACTGTACCTGCAAGTGTACCTGCTGTGCCTCCCGAAGTAGAGGTCAAATCCCCGAAGGGTGAGACTTCGCCAGTGGTCAAACTTGTTGAAATAGTATCTCCAGTAGTGTGTGAAACTGTGTAA